TGGCGGCCCTGAAAGCCTTGGCGCTGAAGATGTAACCGGCGAGGAAGTTTATAGCGATCAAAGCGTTGACGATCAAAGCCCTGACGATGAAATGCAATGACGCAATCAGGCGTAACACCTCGCCTGCTCAACGTTGAGCAATTCAAGCGGCGTATTAACCGCAAAGATCCTGTTGCCAATATCTACCGCAACGCCATTGATCTCAATCGTTTCAGTAATGCTGTAGCCGGTCAGATCGTCCGTGATTACAACAGCATCATTCTCAGTGCCGTTGAAGATCTACGCCGTATTGACCTTGGCGTACCCACGGCAGGCGGTGGCATCGTCAGCCCAGCATCGGTTCAAGCGCAACGGCTACGTGTCCTATTGGCTCAACTGAGGGAATCGCTGGACAGCTGGGCGGAACGCAGTACCGCATACGCAGCCACTGAACTGCAGGGTCTAGCCGAGCTTCAAACAGAGTTTGTGACCGATCAACTGCGCCTTGCCATTGCTGGCGGTGAGGCTGGTGCCCGTGGCATTGAACCAAGCGTTGTTGCTCAGCAGGCGGTCAACACAGTTGAGGTGGCACCGAACTTTGCCGCCACTGTTGCCACTGTTGATCCAACGGATATCAACTTCACGTTGCCTGGCACCGGCGGTTTCAATCTGACGGCTGGCCAAGGTGCAGCAATCACATTGCCGAATGGTCAGGTCGTAGAGAAAGCCTTTCGCGGCCTTGCCGAATCGCAGGCGCAACGTTTCAACACCACGATCAGAACAGGCATCCTTGCCGGTGAACCCACCCCACAGATTGCACGGCGTCTTGTCGGCAACCTTGATTTTGGGCAACTGGCCAAGACCGCAAAACAGCAAGCCCTAGCCGGTGGCGAGCTGATCAAAATGGCTGACCATCAGGTTTTGACCGTTGTACGTACAAGCGTGCAGCAGGTGGCCAACACAGCTAGCCAAAACGTCTATCAAGCTAATCAGGACGTAACCAAGAAATACCGTTACGTTGCCACGCTTGATAGCCGCACTTCAGCGATCTGCCGCAGTCTTGACGGCAACGAATACGTTTACGGCAAGGGCCCGCAACCGCCTGTTCATTTCAACTGCAGGTCAACCACTATTCCAATCGTTGATTACCGCGCCCTTGGCCTGCGTCCGCCCGAGGAAGTAATCGGTGAGGGCAAGCGTGCTGCGGAAGGCGGTCAAGTTTCGGCTAGTACCAATTACGGCCAGTGGCTACAAAAACAACCGAAGGCGTATCAGGAAGAGGTGCTCGGTAAATCACGCGCCGCTTATTTTGATCGCCTCAGCCAGAAGTTTGGCCCGCAACAAGCGCTAAGCCGGATGGTGCGTGAAGACGGATCTGAAGTCCCACTTAGAGTGCTGCAAGAACGCTACGGTTCAAACAATGGCTAAGAAGCCGACCAAGGCCGAAAAGAAAATCGGCAAGGTGATGAAGGAATACAAGGAAGGCACCCTGCAATCCGGCAAGCCTGGCCCCGGCAAAGGCCCCAAGGTCAAAAGCCGCAAACAGGCAATTGCTATTGCACTGAGCGAAGCCGGCAAAGCCCGTAAGCCCAAAGGCAAAAAGTGATGGCACGCAAAAAGCCTGGCCTGTACGCCAACATTGCTGCTAAGCGCAAGCGGATTGAAGCCGGCGAAAAAGAACGCAAGGCACGCCCCGGTGAAGCTGATTACCCGGATAAAGGCGCTTTCAAGACTGCTGCCAAGACAGCTAAAAAACGCAAACCCAAAAAATGAAAGGCCGCATCTGGGAAGGCAACTGCACATACCTCAAGTGCAGTGACGGCATTATTGAAGGTCGTTTTGTCTTCCCGTGTCCTACCAGCCCTGAAACCCTTGGCGCCGTAATGGGCAGACTGGCCGAAGGCGTAGAGGTAATCATCTGCGTTGACGACGACGACAGCGAGGAAGACGATTAGGCCTGTTCCCGATGGTGGATCCAGTCCTTTAACCCCATCACGTACGCCCGCAACGCCTGCGCATTCCTCGCGTGCCACGGGTCACCCGTCGCCAAATACTCCATCATGTGCAGATCCACCGCCTTCAAACAGTGGTGAATGATCGGGTTCCATGGACCGCGTACCGGTGTATCCCACTCGCGCCGTGACATGACGTGACAAGGTGTAAACCTACCTATACACTCTGATCGTTACCCTACGGGTCATTCATGTCTGAAGAGCAACTGCAGGAAGCTACGCCGACTGCAACTGGTGATGACCTTGACGTGCTTAAACGCAGCGTTGAGGCCCTAGAACGCAAAAACTTTGAGCTGATTGGCAAGCTTAAGGAGGCCAAAGAAAAAACGCCCAGCCTGCCCGATGGCCTCAATGTTCAGGAGCTTGTTGAGTTCAAGCGAAAGAAGGAACAGGAAGAGCTTGAGTCAAAAGGCAAATACGACGAAGCCCTGAAACAGTACGCTCAGCAATTTCAAGAGCGTGAAGACGGCTATAAAAAGCGTATTGCCGAGCTTGAGTCACAACTGACGGTCAATCAACTTGATAACCGTGTGGTTGCAATTCTTGCTGAGCAGGGCGCTCATAATCCACACGATGCGCTGCGCCTAGTGCGTGATCAGTTGAAGCTTGACGACGGTGGCAACCCCATCGCTGTTGATGGCTACAACGAAATCCCGATGGATCAGTGGGTTGAACGCCTTAAGGCCGAACGCGGTTACTTATTCAAAGCGTCAAACGTCAAGGGCTCTGGTGCTCCCGTTGGCGCCAAGATCAGCAGCACCGACGTACCCGTTGGCATCAAAAACCCCTTCCTACCCGAAAACTTCAACCTGACTGAGCAGTCACGTCTGTTCCGCACGGATCGTGATCTGTACGAAAAGTTGAAAACTGCAGCGGCTTCTGCTTAAGATGTAACCGTTAAACGCGAATGGTTACGCCGTTCCGTTATTGGGTTACGCCCGCAAACAGCAAATTCCCTGAGGATTCATCATGGCGACTCTTCGCTCTGATGTCATCATCCCCGAAATTTTTACTCCGTATGTGATCGAGCAATCGACTCTGCGGAATCAGTTTCTTGCCAGCGGCGTTGTGCAGCCAATGGCGGAACTGAATGCAACCGAGGGTGGTGACTTCGTAAACGTGCCTTTCTGGAAGGCAAATCTGTCTGGCGATCTGGAAGTCCTTACCGACTCCACCAGCCTGACCCCCGGCAAAATCACTGCTGACAAGCAAGTTGGCGTGATCCTGCACCGTGGCCGCGCTTTTGAGGCCCGTGACCTTGCTGCTCTGGCTGCAGGTTCCGACCCCATGGCTGCCATCGGTCAAAAGGTTGGTGAGTACGTTGCCAACCAACAGCAGGCCGACCTGTACAAGTGCCTGGAAGGTGTGTTCGGCAGCCTGACCGGCTCTGACTCCCCTGCCTTTGACGCTCTGCGTTTTGACACCAGCGGTGCTACTGCTCTCGGTCCCCGTCAGGTGGCTCGTGCTCGCGCAATCTTGGGCGATCAAGGCGACAAGCTGACCGCTGTGGCCATGCACTCGGCTTGCTACTACGACCTCGTGGAGCGCAAGGCGATTGACTACGTGACCAACACGGAAGCTCGTCTTACCACCCCTGCGACTGGCGCTAGCACCATCAACGCTGTTGGCGGTTCTATTGCTGGTGCATACGGCGATGTTCGCGTTCCGACCTACATGGGTCTGAATGTAATCATCTCTGATGACATCACCAACAGTGGTGGTAACTACGCCTGCTATTTCTTCACCAACGGTGCAATTGCATCTGGTGAGCAAGCCGCAATGCGTACTGAAACCGACCGCGATATCCTCGCCAAGTCGGATGCCATGTCGCTGGACATGCACTACATCTACCACCCGGTAGGTGCTAAGTGGGGCGTGACCACCACCAACCCGACCCGCGCACAGCTGGCCACCGTTGGTAACTGGTCGAAGGTGTACGAAACCAAGAACATTGGAATCGTGCGCGCCACCATCACTTCTAACTTCGATTGAGGTAATTAGTCATGCCTTCCTCAATCTTTGAACTGACTTCTGATCTTGCCGTCCTGAACGTCAAGGCTTCTCAGAAGGTTGTTACTGCCGCCAGTAACGAAGCAACCACCCTCACCGCTGCCCAGTGTGTTGAGGGCGTTGTAACCATGACCCCTTCCACGGGTCGTGCTCTGACTACCCCCACGGGCGCTGAACTCAAGACCTTCTTCGGTGGGCAACTTGAGATCGGCACCAGCTTTGAGCTGACCGTGGTAAACGTGGCTGCCTCCACTCACGCAATCACCCTGACCGCTGCCGCCTCTGGCATCACCCTGGGTGGCGTGGCTGCTATGGCAACCATTGCTGCTGCTACTAGCGCCAGCTACACGTTCGTTTGCACCGCAGTGGGCACTCCTGCCTTCACTGTGTACCGCAAGAACAGCTGAGCTTGAATCGCTTTGTGCAACAACGGGGGGCATCGCCCCCTTTTTTTATTCTTTATTTTTGCGCTTGTTATTTGCCTGGGTTAACCAGGAAGCCCACCTGCAATTTTGCGGCTCGTAATTGCCAAGCGGATCAATCCTATCAATTGTCATTCCTTCTGGCCTTCTTCCCATGTCTTCCAAGAATGCTGTAAAACTTTCCCACCGCTTGCAAACGGAAACATTTTTTGCGCCATAGTATTTAAAGGCAACATGGTTAGGGTTGTTGCACCTCTCTCGCATTCCTTGCCAAACCCTGTATTCAGGCATTTTTTTGGCTAATCCATGAAATTCGTAGCGAGGCACCCCTGAAACGCATCCACAAGACGTGCTTTTGCCTCGCTTAAGACTTGTGCCTTCAACCTCTCTTGTTCTGCCGCAAATACAGGAACAAAGCCAATAGCACCGCTTGTGGCCATTGGGCAAGGTTTTTCTGATTGGCTCGGTACCTATAACTGTCCAGTTGCCAAACTTTTGGCCGGCAAGCCATAATGGAGTTCTCATCCTGGTAGCTCAGGTTGGGCAGGACTGGGAGCGCCAACTCGCCAGTCGCATCATTTTATAGCAAAGGAGCGGGGAAATCGGCATGATCGCCTTTCGGCGACTGCGTGAACGGGAGGCTCTGGCTACGGCTGGGGCCTCTTTTTCTGATGCAGAGCCTACGCCTACACTTGAAGTAACAGAAGACCAGCCGCTGTCTACCGATGGCAATAACAATCGACGCAACGGTGGGCGGCGCAAACGCCAACAGCTACCTGACACTGGTAGCAGCGGAAGCGATTATTGAGGGTTTTGTTCAGGATGACGATGTAACTGCTTGGGCATCGGCCACTACTGATCAAAAGAACCGGGCGTTGTTTACTGCTGCGCAACGCCTTGATCGCGAGCGTTTCCTTGGTGCTCGGGCAACAGATACGCAGGCTTTGCAGTGGCCCCGTACTGGCGTGCGCAAGCCTGATACCTACATCAATACCTACGCCGTCGGCTTTCCGTTCCGCATCACCACGGATTATTTCACCGACACCGAAATCCCAACGCAGATCAAATACGCACAATGCGTGCTGGCAACGTATTTGAACAACAACAAGGATGGGATGGCCCTGAGCGGACTGGAGGATTACAAGTCCGTGTCCATCGGCAGCCTGAGTATCACCACTGCAGGCGCTAGCAGCACAGCCACTGGCGTTGATCGCATCCCGCCGATTGTGGAGCGGTATTTAACCGGTCTTAGAATCAGTGGACCGGGCAACATTTCTATTCGCCGGAGCTGATCATGGCTGACTCTGATATGTACAACATTGGTTTTGAGTACATCAGTGACACCAGCGCTCACACCGGCAGGTTTTGGCGGCTGTATGCCCTTGCTGATGCAGTGATCAGTACGGCGACGGTTCAGAACGCCAGCGGCAATACCTTCAGCTCTGTGCCCTTGGCTGCCGGGGATTCAATTGAAGGCGTATTCACAAGCGTCACTCTGGCAAGCGGCAAAATCGTCGCCTACAAAATCTGATCATGAGTGACTCCAACGTTCTCGGTATTGATTACGCCAAAGGCGCAACATTTATCAGCGACACTACGACGCGCACCGGTCGTTGGGCGGCAATTCATTTCACGACAAACACCCAAATTGACGCAATCGTTGCGCAGAACTGGGACGGCTCTACTTTGTCTGGCCAGTCCATGAGTTCAGCTACAACGTTGTACGGCGTCTTTACAAGCATCAAACTGCAAAACGGTCACTGCGTCGCTTACAAGCTCTGATGGCACTTGCTACTTCACTACGGAAGACTGCCAGTAAATTGATGGCCAAGTTTGGCGGTGAAGTCACCATCAGGCGAATCACGACTGGCGCGTATAACCCGACGACAGGCACGGCAACACCAACTGCGTCTGAGACCGTTGTGCGCGGCGTGCTTGAAGCTGTAACTGAACGTGAGCTGAACGACTTGATCAAGAGCACGGATAAGAAATTGACGGTGGCTGCTGTTGATCTTGCGGCTGAACCCAGCGTGGCTGATCAGGTGACGATTTCAGGGCGTATTTTGCAGACCGTGCAGGTCAACAAGATTGAACAAGATAACGAACCGATTGTGTTTGAGATATTTCTGAGGGAGTGATATGGCACGCCAGATCAGGATTGGCGAGATTGGTCAGTATGCCGAAGGGCAATTCAACAGGCTGATCACTGCTGCTGTATTGACGGCTGACGCACGGCTCAAATTGCAAAGCCCTGTTGATACAGGCCGTTTCCGTGCAAGCTGGGCGATTGGCCAAAATGCTGCACCGTTTGAGGGTCAACCGGAGGGCAGTTACCCAAACTCGCCGCCACCGGAAGCCGTCAACTATCAACTCGGCAATGAACAGGTCGGGAATATTTACAGCATCCACAACAATCTGATTTACGCTGAACCTTTGGCCATTAACGGCAGTCGCAAATCTGGTGTACCCGGCGGCTGGGTTGATTCCATCGCCAAAGACATTCAAACTTACGTCAACGCTGAAGCGGACCGAATTGGTCGTAACTCATGAGCCTCAACACC